AGGAACTGGTGGCTGCATACACCGGCCAAGTGGTTGGCGGCAATGGCGGATTGACTAGCCTGACCATACAACTCGGCTCGGCATTGTCTCCCGTTGGAGCGCAAGTGCCGCCGCGCCGGTTGACATTAGCGATTATGGGGCAGGGCATCAGGCAGTGAGCTTCCTTTCCTCCAGCGATCCACTGGCACTGCTGGCCATCCAGGCCGGTCAGATCAACGCACCAGCTGATGCAACCGCCGCGCAGGGCACCACAGAGCTGGATCGCCCGCAGCGGTTCGCGCAAATTGGCGAGCCGGTGCCGATCGTGTTCGCCCGATTCCGCAACAGCAAAGGCGGCATCCTGATCAGTCCCGGCGCCACCGAAGCACGCTTCGATAATGACGCCAGCAACAACGTCACCGCCTACTACATGCTGGTGCTGAGCGAAGGCCAGCTCGACAGTATCCCGGTGAAGGATGTCTTTCAGCGTGCCTGCCGCGTTGGCGCCCACACGCAGACCTACAACCGCAGGGCCGGCACCTGGACGCCCGGCAACTTCCTGGTGCAGCGTGCCGGTAAGGATTTGCCCGAGGCGCCGTTCTTCTGCGGCACCGTCGGCAGCTACCCCGGCATCAGCACGCTCAGCTTCAACGTCACCATCCCGGACGGCTTCGATCAGTACAACCGCCAGGTGCATCTGTTCATCCGTGGCGGCATGGCCGTCACCCGGATCTACGACAGCGTGACTGGCCCCAGTGACAACTTCGCGGACCTGGTGAAGTGGCTGCTGGTCAATACCAGCAGGGTGCCGGCGGCGATGATCGACAACACCGCACTGCTGGCAGCGGCCACATTCCTTGAGGTGAACGGCTTCACCTGCAACCTTGAGATCCGCGAAAGCACCAACTACTCAGACCTCGCCGCCAGGCTGGCGCCCTACTTCCTGCTGGCTGAAAGCAGCGCAGGCGGCAAGCGCGGACTGCGGCCACTGCTGCCGGTGACTGCCGGCGGCGCCATCAAGACCACGGCAATCACGGCGGAGTACACCTTCACCGAAGACACGGTGCTGCCAGGCACGCTTGAGATCAACTATCTGTCACTGGCGGACCGGCAGCCGTTCGTGGCGCAAGTGATCTGGCGCCAGCAGCTGGAGAGCGACATCGGCATCATTCGCACCGCTGAGGTGCGCTATGCCAGCACAGCAGAAACCGGGCCGTATGAGTCGCATGATCTCTCGGCGTTCTGCACCAGCGAGGATCACGCCGTCAAGGTTGGCGCCTACATCCTGGCCAAGCGGATCTACACCACGCACACGATCAGGTTTGCAGCCAGGCCGCAGGAGCACAACACGCTGATCAGCGCTGGCGACATCATCCGCGTGCGACTGGAGCGCGATAACACCACCTACGCCAACTCAGTGCATGACTACCTGTACCAGGTGGAGCGCATCACCAAGACACTGGCGGGTGATGTGAGCTATGAGGCCACGCACTTCCCGATCGACGACCAAGGCCGCAGCCTGATCGCATTGGATGTGGCTGCTGCTGTTGGCACCGGCATCATCCTGCCAAGTGGCCGCACCGGCGTGAGTTGTGATGTGAACTCAAGCAGCGACAACACCATCCCTGCCGAGTCGTTCACGGCTGCTGATTCTGAAGCGCCGATCCAGCTGCCATTCCCTGGCGATGATTCAGCGCCGACAGGCGACATCGGCAGCGCTGATGATGGGTTGGACGCTGGACTTGGAACTCTGCCATTTATCAACCCACTTGGCGGCACAACGGCACCAGGCTCGTTCTTGACGCTGCCAAATACCTGTGCCAGCAGTGCGCCAATATACTCATGGTTTGATTCAGATGGTGTTGCCAACATCACGAACATTGCCGCGTTGGTTCCTTCGTACGTGTTTACCCGTAATGACATCGGGCGGGTCGTTTATGGCAGCGTCCAATGTGGTGAAAGCGCCCCTGCCACTACATACGGCCCATTTACGCTGCCAAGCGGAGACTTTCCGCCGACGGCCCCTGCCAACAAATACAGCAGCACTGTTGGCTATAAGTATGTCCCTGGAACGGCGAGCGGCAGTTTTCCATTGGTGAGCTACTACCAGCCCGCGTGGAGCGCCACCGGAGATTACTTAGGCACACCTGCCATCCTTTGGTATGGATACACCATAAGCGGTGGACTAACGCTATTGACGTATTCTCCTATCACTTTCGCTGGTGGAACTATCCAGTTTGAGGGCGGCAATACTTCAAGCGAAAATGGATCAAATGTCGTTGACATCCGTGATCCGTACACGGATGCAGTGCTGTACACGTACCCGCAGCCATGACCACCTTTCCCTCGCTGACGCCAGCCACTCGTGCCTTCACGCCAGGGGAGTATCCGCACACGCCGTTCACGACCTACAACGGCCTGCAGAATCGCGTGCGTCATAGCAACGTAATGCTCAGCAGCTCAGTCCGGCTGAGCTTCATCGCATTGGCTGAAGCTGACATGCTCAGCATCCTCAGCCACTACCAAGGCCAGTACGGCAGCTTTGAGAGCTTCACGCTGCCGTCCAGCATCTGGAGCGGCGTCACCACCATCAGCGACTACCAGCTGACGGATTACCGCTGGCGGTACACGGACCCACCATCCGTGGATGATGTTTACTGCGGGCTCTACAACGTCGAGCTGGCGCTTGAAACCGTGCCGCCTGACGGCACCTTTGTCGGCGGCACTGAGTTCACAGTGGTTGTCACTGCAGTATTCGGCAGCGCCACTTCAACCAACGGCCTGCAGGAAAGCATCACGATCACCCTGGCAGGTGGTGCAGCGTCTGTGGTTGTCGGCGGCGATTACGACTTCTCTTCATTCCTATACTGGGATGAAGACCCTTACACCAGCTGGGACTGATTCATGGCAGCTCCCAACATCAAATCAGGCAGCTCAGTCACGACCGTCACCGGGAAGACCGTGGGTTATGCCGTGACCACCTCGATGGCTGCAGCGCTGAGCAATGGCGCCAGCAGCGGCAAGGTGCTGAAGATCAACAGCGTGTACTGCGCCAACGTGGACGGCACCGCAGCAGCTGACATCAGCCTGGAGCATTACAACGGCACCACCGGCTTCGCCATCGGCAAGACGATCACCGTGCCAGCTGATGCCACCCAAGTGCTGGTGACCCGCGAGGCATACATCTACCTGGAGGAAGGCCACAGCCTCCGCGCACAGGCCAGCGCCGCCAACGACCTGGAGCTGGTCATCAGCTACGAGGACATCAGCTGATGCTCGGCTTCAACGGCGGTTTGATGGGCAAGAGGCGCAAGCAGGAAGCCACGACGCCAGGGCTGTGGTTCCCAAATGAACGGGCAATCATTGTCGGCTCAGATCCATATTGGGATAATGTTGTATTGCTGTTGCAGCCCAACGAAGAGGCCAACAATTCCACAGTGTTCACCGATCTAAGCAGCTACGGCAGAACGCTGACTGCGAATGGCAATGTAAAAATTGACACAAGCGTTACCAGATTTGGCAGGCCGACAATCCTGGCTGATGGCACAGGAGACACTATTTCGGCGGCGGATAGTGCAAGCCTGGAGCTAAGCAGCTCAAACTTCACGTTAGAGCTGTGGCTGGAACCGTTCTCTCAATCTCGCCAGTACGTCACACTGATTGGCCGAAGCGATCTAAACTATACAGGCGGCACCTGGGTGTTGATAGTCAACTACGCAAGTTCCACTAGCGGGGACGTTCTTTTGTATGCAGAAAATAATGCTCTTGTTTTGCAAACCACCGGTGTTAATGTCAGGGACGGCAACGCACACTTCATACAGGTTGTACGCACCGGCAATGTATTTGACATCAATGTTGACGGCACAAATAGGGCAACAACAACCAACAACCTTGCATTTGGCAACTCCACATTCCCGCTCAAAATCATGGGCGAAGATGGTTCGTCGCCTAACAGAGACGCTGCAGCCAATGTCGGAGCCGTGCGCTTGACCATTGGAGTTGCAAGGCCCAACGTCGTCCCAACAGGTCCATTTCCTGTCTACTGATGGCGATGCTCTACTCCCACCGCCAAGCCACCCCAGGACCCCTGCCGCATCGCATCCGCTTTGCGGATGGTAGCACTCGCACGGACGCCAGCACCTTCACACCTGACGAGCTGAAGCGTGCCGGCTACTCCGGCCCCTACCAGCGTCCCGAGTGCAACCCAAAGCTGGAAACGATCGACTGGGACGGCGAGGCGCTTGAGTACGTCGTGCGTCCCTACAGCTTCAACGAGCTGCAAACGCAGCACGCCAAGGTCCGCCAGCGGCGCATCGAGCTGCTGAAGGCCAGCGACTGGACGCAGATCACTGACTACGACCTCGGCGCCGATCGTGAAGCCTGGGCCGCCTACCGACAGGCCCTGCGCGACCTGGCCGATGCTGCCAACCCGTTTGACATCACCTGGCCGCAGCCGCCTGCCATCTCGGCAGAATGAATCCATCTGAGCATCAACTATGGCCAGCCTGATCTACAACTCAGCC